GGATTTCTTTCATAATTAACGAGGACACACCGCGGGGCTTGACACTGTAATCACCTTTTATATCGGGGCGAGGGTTGAATTCCATGTTCCAGGCATAGAGGTCTTGGATAATATGCTCGGTAAACATATCGAAGTTCTTAACTATGTCTTTGATGGATATGGTTATAGTGGCCATCCGACCGGAAGCTGCCTGTGCGGTTTCGTTATTGACCATCTGGCCGGCTAACCATGTCGGGAGAGTGGTTTCTATATCGGCGAACTCCATGAAGAATTTGGAAACACCGATAAGTTCATCAACATGAGATTCAAAAGATAGGTTCCGGATAGCTGGATACTGGGCTTCAACACCCCTGCCTTCACGATACCATATTTTCCGAGGGTAGAAAGAAGACATATCCTGACCTGTGGTGAGGAGTGACCAGTTGACTTCCACCTGTGGACCACTGATTACGGACGAATTATCCAATATCATACGAGCTGAAGAAGCCACGGCGATTTGGCTATGGCGCATGACTCTGGCCAAACCTTCTCCGTACAGACTGGTTTCGTCTTTTTCATAATAGAATATCTTATAACGGTTGAGAGCGCCTTCGAATAGAGTTGCCTTGATGATGGTTTTTCCTATCATCCAGACATTCGCAGCGTACTCTAAAGTTGGATCAGGGACTTCAACACCACATGCCTCAAGATCGGAACCGTCTATGTATCCCCAGTATTCAAGAACTTCATACTTTTTACCGATCTGACGGTTGGTGGCTCGGGAGGTGTCTTGGGTATTGACGTAACTGGTAGTGGTGGCTGTGTATCTGGCACCGGCTTCCATCTCTATTATCTGAAGTTGGATTTCCCAGTTCTTCGGGACGTAGTTGCCGTTGGGATGTTCGGTGAGGAATTTCTTGATGATGTCACCGTAGTAATCTTCACGGTCGATGAGTTCCCGGATATCATGCTTGGACATTAAATGGCGTTCGAAACTGCCTTCTATCATGGAAAGTTCGGTGATGGTCATGTCTGGATACCAATCCCAGATACGGATGGATTCGAAGAACGGCACATCTTCCGATTCGCTGGCCTCAACATAATCACCGGCCATGTTGGGTTGCCACTTATGTTTAGTGCGTTTGTTAATCATGGGACCTTTCATGATGCCGGTTCCATACATAAGACCGGATTTTAGAACTTTCTTGGTTTCTTCAGGATAATCCATTTCAAAGAGTTGGTCGTCAATGACCCTGGACATGTTTTCACAGGTGGCATCGGTGAAAGCTTTTATGGCGAGGCGGACATCTTCAGGGGTTAATGGGGTAACGGGGATGGGTTGCCCGGGCATTGTGCCGGTTTGTTTCTGCTGCATGGCCATCTGGGTTTCCATGAGTTTCTGCTGGAGAAGGTTCTCGATTATCTGTTTAACAATTTCCGGAGCGATTTTTGGCTCAGGCGTCGGTTTGATTTCGAAGTTCTTGTCGTTCTCCGGGAACAGCATTTCATGGAGCCGGGAGAGGACGATGTTGACTTTTGAACGGGTCAGTTTGGGATATACCTTGGATGCGTTTTTGGAAATAACAACATCGGGGTCGTATAGCCCTTTATAGGCGCGCAAGTCTTCCAGCCACTGTTGCTCTTTGGCGTATCGGAAGCCTTCATTAGCTGAGAACTGGTTGTAGAGTCGGGCGCCGAATGACACCATTACTTCTGAATTACGTTTTGATTCCTGGAACTCTGATTTTATTTCATCCATTGACTTTCTCCTGAGTTTTATTCCCCTCAAGTGTTAAATTTTTAAATTATTACGTGGGTTAAAACAACGTAATGTAAAATTACTCTTCCTTGATAACTCTTCTTCCATTTTCATCCGGTTGAATTGAGCCTCTTCCGCTGGAGTAAGTGTAAAATTTATTCCTCTTTTAATAAGTTTTCTTAATTCTTTAACAAAATCACTTTCTTTATTTTTCTTGTTGCCCACTTCAATATCCCCCGATTGAACCTGTATCTTTATGCGGCGTAAAGTTAACCCTTGAGCTTAATTCCTTCCAGCGCTTGTCATGGGTATCCTTCTCAGCAATGAACATGCAAAGATATTCTGTGGCATCACAATTGCAAGTTAAGATGCCATTCGCATAAAAAACATGGTCAACATTTACGGTAATATTATATACGTCTTTTAGTTCTGGAAGACGAGATATTTGCACAATCCTTGGAGCAGGTTTTGATTTTAGAATGTTTATTCGCTTTAAAGTTTGTACCACAAATAACACACGTTCTTTGAACGTTGTCTTTCCCGCTGTGGTATCTATATCGTGTTTGACAGTTTCCTCCACAGAACTTTTTTCTTGAAGGAAACGGAGTTTGAATACTTTTTCCACAATACAGACAAGTGGTGATATAAATTTCTCTGCCAACCCAACTTTCTTTTCCGTGTTTACTGTGCCACTCGAGTCCTTCCTTTGACCCATGCCAAGATTTCGCTGCTTCCCGAGCTTTAAGAAGAGATGCTTTGTTATCCAATGTTCCATCTGCGATTCTTTTTTTGAGATGAAACCGTGAATGTTCTGATCTGGAAACCAATCCGAGATTGGAAATGTCATTGTTGAAAACATTCCCATCGATGTGATGAACGGCATATCCTTTTGGAACCTTACATCCGTTATGGTGTTCCCAGATTGCTCTATGTAAGTTACACGTTGACTTTCCCCAATTTTCGACTCTGTAGTAATTGCCTGACGAAAGCCGATATTTCTTTCCTTCAAACTCAATAAACTTTGGATGCTCCATTTTAATGTCCTCCATGAATTATAATCTTGCAGGACATCATTATATCGCAAAGCATTACTCTTTGCAATACTTTTGTTTGATTTTATAAATTTATGATTTTCAGTACATTTAATTTTCCTACCATCTGAAAAAGTTATTTCAATGACTTCAGCGTTCTTTTGCGTCAACCCTGCCGCAGTTACTTGCCGATTTCCAAATGGGGTAACGACAAAATCACCAACCCTTATTTCATCAATCCTCTTTTCACCTTCAGGAGCAAGAACCATAGTATCTCCAGAAAGACAAATGTGACTCGAGAAGTTCTTGGATGGCATTATCTTATATTCCTCACCCAGACTCCTTGGGTCTTTCTCATAATGATACCCGCCATTCATGGCCTTTCGAAGGTAGTGACAGTTGGGAGAGAGGATGAAGGAAGGTTCTCCTGCATACATTCTATTTAGGAAATTCTCCACGGCAGCGACTCGGGGAAGAATAGCATTTGTTGGTGCGGGGACAACATTACGAAGGCCGACTTCCGGACCTTGGAGAACTTCGAAGCAGGTGGATTCATCTGTTGGGGCGCGGGATGTTCCGGATGGATCACCGAATCCCATGACATTCATGCCGAAGTATTTTAAACGGAGCAATGGAAGAAGTTGGTTTTCGCAGAACTGCCGGAGTCCCATACCGTCAGACACTAATTCATCTAATATGCGGAGTTGACCGAGGGGAGTTATCTGGGCAATTATACATGAGGGCTGAAGGCCGAAGTCGAATCCCACTAATACATCTAGCCCCTTTTGCGGTTCAAGTTGATGGGGTGCGACATGGATATTGTCCCTAAATGACTGGAATACCGGTTTCCCGCTGACAAGATACCCATACTGTCCGTCAATATAGATACGTTTATACATTTCGTCTTTGCCTTTGGCGAGGTTTTTGTAATAGTCTTTCGGGAGGTGTTTTGTATTTTCTGCATGGACTGATAACCCCGATGGTTGTTTGAATATTTTCCAGTTGTCCGGACGGATAATTTCAAAACGTTTGTATAAGGTCGAATCTTCATCTGGGGGATTGCTGTCAAATATCATTCCGTACCAAGATGCGCCACCGTCACGACCGGAAGGATAACGACCGATACGACCATCCATGGCATCAATAATGGTGATTGGAATTTCACGCGCTTCATTGAACCACGCGCCGGTAAGTTCTAAGGAGAGGAGGTTGGATACTTGGTCAGGTCTATCCAAAGCCCTAAATAACACTTCCAAGTGGACGCCTGGAAATTTAGTAATGAGGTAACTATGGTCGGTAACACGGTACTCACCGAATAATTTTGGAGGGAACCAATCATGGAAAGTCTTGATTGTCGTGTCTTTGAGTTGCGTATAACTATTTCTGACAACTCCCCATCGGGAACGGCGAATACCATCTGGTCCTGGAGTCTGTTCATTTGCTCTCCTTATAATTTCCATCACACATGCGCTACTTTTAGCCGAACCGAACGGACCCATGCACATGCGAACACGACTATTATCCAACGCGAATTTCTTTAACGTTGGAATGTCCTCGTAGTCAAAAACGACCTGAAATGTTTTACTCTCTTCCGCCAATCATAGTAACTCCAATTTTAGTACAGGTTCAGGTT